TAACGGTTTCCGCTATGAGTAGTGGCGGATTTAGAACTACTCACTTATCAAACTACACAAATGACAATAGAAAGAACAAACAATAAATTACCCACTGCACCCGCCATTACTTATAGCGAGTGTTATGCGCCTGTGCCTTCTTCGGTTAAGCACCCCGCTACATACACAGAAAGTTTCATTCCAAAATTTTCGGAATTACTTTTTGGTTGTGCCAATGTACTTGACCCTTTTGGTGGGATTGGAAAACTTGCCCTAATTAAACAATACGGATTTAGGGGGAAGGTAGTATGCAATGAACTGGAGTGTGAGTGGGCGGAAAATGGTAAATATGATGTAGATGAATGGCATATCGGAGATGCAGCAAACATGAAGTGGGCTGAAAGTAATTCTTTTGATGCTATATGTACTTCGCCTACATACGGCAACAGAATGGCTGACCACCACAATGCAAAAGACGCAAGTAAACGAATTACTTATAGACATTGTTTGGGCAGACCACTTGATGAGAATAACACAGGTAAAATGCAATGGGGCGAGAAATACAGACAAAAACACATTGAAATATACAGCGAATGTTTGCGAGTATTAAAGCCAAACGGACTGATGATAGTAAATGTTTCCGACCATATCCGAAAAGGGCAAGTTATTGCTGTTGTAGATTGGCACAAACAAACCCTGTTGAATTTTGGAATGAAACTTATTGACGAAATTAAAATTGAAACTCCGAGAATGGGGTTCGGGCAAAATGCTAAAAGCAGGGTGCAACACGAATGTATCTTGGTCTTTCGGCATGGCGCATAACATCCCGCTAAAGGAACAATTTCTACTTATTCATTTTTCAAGACTTAATAGAAACGGTTTCATGCGCTCCGAGATTAGAATTATTTGCTCGTAGAGAGCGTGAAGGTTGGGATGTTTGGGGAAATGAAGTTGAGAGTAGTGTCGTTCTTTAAAATGGCACATAACGTTGCCCGCTATGAGTAGTGGCGGTTTTAGTACTACTCATTATCAAATTACAACAAATGACAATAGGAAGCACAAACGATAAACAACCAACTGCACCCGCCATTACTTATAGCGAGTGTTATCGGCTGCCTTTTCTTTCATTGTATCATTGTGACTGCATGGACTTAATAGCTCAATATCCTGATAAATATTTTGATTTGGCTATTGTTGACCCTCCTTATGGTTTGGAACGATTTAAAAAAGGTGGAAGCCACGTAAATAAACATGGGAGCGAAAATGGGCAATGGAATAATGAAAAACCAACGACAGAGTATTTTAACGAACTATTTAGAGTAAGTAAAAATCAAATTATCTGGGGAGCAAACAACTTTGAGTTACCAACAAGTGAATATTTTATTATATGGCAAAAATCAAATGCAGAGGATTTTAGTTTTGCTATGTGTGAAATGGCTTGGACAAATTGTAAAATACCCGCAAAAATTTACAATAAGTTGCATGTTTGCGTTGAAGATAAACAAAAAATACACCCTACACAAAAACCAATAGAGTTGTATAGTTGGATTTTGAAACGATACTCAAATAAAAACTCAAAGATTTTAGACACTCACTTCGGTAGCGGTTCAATAGCTTTGGCAGTTGATAAGGCAAACCGATTAGATAAAATGAATTTACACCTAACAGCATGCGAAATAGACAAAGAATACATTGACAAGTCAATCAAAAGAATTTCAGAAAGTATCAAACAAGGTACGCTGTCTTTTTAGGTTGCCGATAACGGTGGCAATAAGGCACGTTTGGCTTATTCAAACTTGTCAAGTTGCACCGAACTAAGCAGCCAAATGGGCTTTATTGCGTGTTATCGGCTGCCTTTTGTTATTAATCATTTTAAATCAATTATATGAAGGAATTTATTTTATGTGCTGCAATTTGGGTAAATGACGGATTAAAGCACGAAGCACAACCTAAAAACATTGAAAGCGGTTTTGTAATTTGTGGTAGAAGACACCATAATTGTTATCAAACTATAAAATCATTGACTAATCAAACGCCAAATGAAAGAATTGGAACTTTAATAAATTCAATGACAACAGAAGACCAAAGGAAGCATCAAGGATTCATTACATCACTTGATAGGTATGTTGACCGAAAAGAAGGTTGGAGTATAGCAAAGGAGAATAATCAAATTCAATTCGGATTAGCAGCAAGTGAAAATGAAGAAGAATCTATACTCATTTCGGAGAACTTGTATTAAGGTTGCCGATAACGGTTAACGTGTATGAAACGTGGTGGGATAGAAACCACCTAACTATCAAATTATAAATAACTTAATATAATGAACGAAACTTTAAATAACGCAGAAACCACACCATGTTTTATACATGATGTTAGCACCTGCCCTTTTTCGGTGGTTTATAACGAAGATTGTGTACAGGGTTTAAAACGCTTTCCTGACCAATATTTTGACCTTGCAATAGTTGACCCGCCTTATGGTATTGGGATTGACGGACAAAAGCAAAGTATTAATAATAAAAACCCGAAAGCAAACAGAAAAGCCCATGATTTTAAAGGATGGGATAATGAAATACCACAACCTGAATACTTTGCTGAATTGTGGCGTGTATCTAAAAATCAAATTATTTGGGGGGCGAATTACTTTGTAGAACATATTAATAAACCAACAAAGGGGTGGGTTGTATGGTACAAAGGGCAGGAAGGATTAACAATGAGTGATGCAGAACTGGCTTTTAGTAGTTTTAATAAAGCTACACGAGTTGTAAAAATTAACAGAGTTGAATTGCTAAAAGAAGGAACTATACACCCAACACAAAAGCCAGTTAAACTTTACGACTGGATTTTAAACCAATATGCGAGCGAAGGCAATTTGATTTTAGATACACACGTGGGGAGCGGTAGCAGTAGAATCGCTTGTGAGAAGGGCGGGTTTAACTTTATCGGATTTGAAATTGACAAAGATTATTATGAGAAACAAGAAAAGCGTTTTAAAAATCATATCGCACAGGCACGGCTCTTTTAGGGTTGGTGCTAACTACTAAATAACAGCAACTATTATAGTTATTAGTGTAATTTTAGTACGATAACAGCAATAAAGTGTATATTTGCATTAAAAAAAATGGCAGCTCCAGTAAGTAATATAAATGCAAAAAAATGGAATCTTAAAAAATCCATTTCAATATTTAAAAAAGCAATTGAACTTTCTAATCAAAAAGAAATTTTCGACTTTGGAGTTAATGGAAAAAAAGAGGGATATAAATTTGATTTTATCGGGGAAATAGCTGCTGAATTAAAAGTATATAGAGAACTTTTCATATATTTAAAAGATACTTACAAAGTATTGGAAAGGCTTGATAGGCAATTACATACGAATATAGAGCGCAATTGTTTTTCAAACACGAAAAAAGGGATCATTAAAGAGGGCACCGGAATAATAAATTTAAAGTCAAATTATAAGTGGAAGGATAGAGTAGATTCTACAACTGACGATAAAGAGATAGTTCAGCATTTTGGAGGAGTGTCATTTACTGTATTCGATGGAAGTTCTAAAATATAATATAAGTCCTGTCCAGCTCCGGGCAATTCAATCACTGTTTAAAAAAAATATAAATAACCAGATAAATGAGGTTTTGTTTGGAGGGGCTAAAAACGGTGGGAAGTCATTTTTGGGATCAATAGCTCTAAATATGCTTGCATGTGATGACAGGTTTTCAGACCTGTCATTTTTTATTGCTAGACATACAAGAAAAGATTTGATTGATTACACTATTCCGACTATCAATAAATTTTTTAAGGAAAACAATTACGATATTAATAAATTTTGCAAGTATAACGGGCAAACTAACACTTTTCATTTTAGGAATAGATCAAGAATTCACCTCATAGATACAGCATTTCAACCGTCAGATCCTATGTATGAGCGGTTTGGGTCGATGGAGATGACCGGAGGATGGATAGAGGAAGGAGGAGAACATCATGAGTTAGCATATGAAAATTTAAAATTAAGCATCGGTCGGCAAAATAATGATAAATACAATATTCCTAAATTCTTACTTATAACATGCAACCCGAAAAAAGGTTGGATGAAGCGTGAGTTCTACGACAAAGATAAATCGGGTAATATCGAGCCTAATAAGACGTTTATAAAATCATTAGTCACTGACAACACTTTTAGGGCTGCCGGATCGGAAGATATATTGAATAACATAAATAATAAGCGTGATTTATTAAGATTGCGATTTGGGGAATGGGAATATGACGACGATGACTACGCTTTAATGCGATTTGAAAAGATAAATGACATATTCACTAATAACTTTGTAAAAAAAACAGGCAAGCGGTTTATAACATGCGATATTGCGTTATCAAATGACTCATTTGTATTAATAGTGTGGGACAGCCTCGTAATTATTGACGTTGTTGTAATAAATAAAATAGGAGCTAAAACTCTATGTGATACAATATTAGATAGTGCAAAAAAACACTCCGTGCCGCAGTCGCAAATTCTTTATGACGCGGACGGGATAGGAGCTTATTTGCGCGAATTTATCCCGTCCGCAATCGGTATCAATAACGGAGTTAAGCCTACCACGCCAGAATTTTACAATTTAAAATCGCAATTATATTATATGCTTGCTGATTTTATAAATGAAAATAAAATATATATTGACGCTCCTGTTAGCTTTGAAATAAAAAGTAGAATTATAGCAGAACTTCAAGTAGTAAAGATGAATCCAGACATCGTAGAAAAACTTGCAATACTTCCAAAGCCTAAAATTAAGGCAATGATAGGTCATAGCCCTGACATTTCAGACGCTATAGCATACCGGATGTTGGCGTTTCATATGTTCAATTATTGATTATATATTAATCGTAAAAAATTATTAAAAATTAATCAAAAAAGATTATACCTTTGTTAAAAAAAATACATGGGTGTGTTCTCATTTTTAAGTAATATTAAAAAACAAAAAGAAAGCAAAGAAATAGCTGTTAATTTTTTTGATGAGGATAAAGAAGATATTTACCCCCCAGCACCGCTAACAAGCAGCTATATATCTGACAAAGGGTTGTTGAATCTTTACAAGAACACACCTGAACTATACGCAATTATAACATATGTAGCTCAAGTTTGCTCAAATGTGACAATTAAGCATTATAAAAAACTTGTTAATGGCACCGAAAAAGAGGTTAAAAACTCAGAAATATTAGCTCTTTTAAAGAGGCCAAATGAGTACAAATCCAGCGAGTCTTTTTTAATTGATTTATTCAGCTCATTTTTTGTATATGGAAATGTCTATCTAAATTTTATGAGGCCAATAGGGTTTTCTTTCCCTTCTAAAATATATATATTACCGTCGTGCGACACTTTCCCGATACCTGTTAAATCAATAGACGACAAGGGTACTCCATATTTTG